AAAGCTTTCAGAAGAATAAAGTATATAATTTAGTTTTTGATTGAAGGAGCATTATGAGTATTTTAGACAAGTTAAAAAAGAATTCTACCATTAAAGAAACCGCTATCCTTAGTGAATCTAAATTTTTTTCTGAACAAGAAATGGTACAGACTAAAATACCTGCGTTAAATATCGCATTAAGCGGTTCATTAGACGGAGGGTTAACTTCAGGGTTAACTGTATTGGCTGGTCCAAGTCGACATTTTAAATCTAGTTTTGCGTTAGTAATGGCTGCCGCTTATTTAGATAAATATCCAAATTCCGCTTTATTATTTTATGATTCAGAATTCGGTTCGCCTCAATCTTATTTTAAAACTTTCGGTATAGATTTAGATAGGGTTATCCATACTCCTATTATGAATATGGAACAACTTAAATTCGATTTAATGAATCAATTTAAAGAAATATCTAAAGAAGATAAAGTTATTGTTATCATTGATTCTATAGGCAATTTAGCTTCTTTAAAAGAAGTTGAAGATGCTATGAATGAAAAATCAGTGGCAGATATGACTCGCGCGAAAATAGGAAAATCGATCTTTAGAATGGCGACTCCATATTTACAAATGAGGGATATTCCATTAATCGCTATTGCTCATACATATCAAACTCAAGAAATGTATTCTAAGACAGTAGTCTCTGGCGGTACTGGGATTATGTACGCCGGAAATTCAGTATTCACAATTGGCAGACAACAAGATAAAGACGGAACAGATTTAGTAGGTTACAATTTTATAATTAATGTTGAAAAGTCAAGATTCGTTAGAGAGAAATCAAAAATTCCAATTACTGTTTCCTTTGAAGGAGGAATTGATAAATGGTCTGGATTACTAGAATTAGCGATATCTTCTGGCGCCGTAATTAAACCTTCTCAAGGATGGTATTCTAGGGTTAATTTAGAAACCGGCGAACTAGAAGATAAAAAATGGAGAGCTAAAGATACGAATACCAAAGAATTTTGGGATCCTATTCTAGCTCAACCGAAATTTAATAGTTGGATAGAAAGTAATTATAAATTGGATCAATCTTCTATATCAGATGAAGAAATAGAATCCGAGCTTTCTGCCGTTAATGTTTAATGATATTGAAGTTTAACTTGAGAGATAATTATGACTACAGAAATTAAAAAAGAAATTGATAAAATTAAAAAGAACATTGAAGCATTAAAGGCTCAACTTCTTCTATTAGAAACCGTTAAAATTTAACTTTACTTTTGATACCAATAAGCGTATAATGATATTTCGTTATGCGCTTTTTTCATTTATAGGATTACATTATGAATACATTACCGATTTATCAAGGAATTGAATACATTGACTCAGAAGGGAAAACCATTGCGGCTTTAGAGTTTGACTTTCTAACTGAAAACGAATCAATTTACTGTGTTGTATCTTATGATGATGTTAAGTTTGTAGAGATACCAGATGAAGACGGAGGTATGCTTGAATTTAATTATATTCTACATGAAGGACATGTACCGGAAGATGATTTAATGACGTTTAAAAAATTAATTGGGGATTTCCTAGTTGATATCATTACTACAGGCATTGAAGTAAACAAATAAGAACACGGGGTAATTATGCGAATTGAAGAAGTTATTATATCTAATCTGGTCTATAATGAAGATTACACAAGAAAAGTCTTACCCTTTATTAAAAAGGATTACTTCAAAGATAGAACAGAATCTATCATTATTGAGGAAATCAGTGAATATTTTAATCAATTCAATAAAGTAATTACTCCTCAAATATTGACTATCGAAATATCAAATAGAAAAGATATCAACGATAAAGAGTTAGCAATATTAACAGATTCTGTCAATAAAATTGAACAAAAAGATATAAATTCTGATTGGCTTGTACTAGAAACCGAAAAGTTCTGTAAAGATAAAGCTGTATTAAATGCTATCTTACATTCAATTAAAATCATTGAAGGTAAAGATAAACAATTTAAAGATGACGCCATCCCTTCTATCTTATCTGATGCTCTTGCGGTTTCTTTTGATACTAATGTTGGTCATGATTACATTTTAGATTATTCTGAACGATATGATCATTACCATAATGTAGAAACAAAAATACCGTTTGACTTAGATTTAATGAATAAAATTACCGGTGGCGGGTTAAGTCTTAAAACATTAAACTGTTTCTTAGCAGGTTGCGTCCATCCGGATACTCCAATTGATGTCAGAATTACAAACAGGAAAGGTTGGGTCGCTAATACTACTATTAAAATTGGGCAAGTAAAAGATTTATTATTAGAACATAAAATTGAAGTTACTTCTCCTGATGGGTTAGTTGATGTAACTAGATTTGTAGATAAAGGGTTCTGGGAAGAATATATCCTGACAACTGAATCTGGCGATATTATTAGATGTAATGAAATTCATTTATTCCAAACAAAAGCTGGCTGGGAATACGCTAAAGATTTGCTTGATAAACCTACTGAATTCCTTAGTAAAAATGGATGGGTTTCTGGTGTTGTAATAAAGACTGATGAATTGATACCGATTGTCGATATTACAGTTGACCATGAAAATCACCGGTATTATACAAATGGCGTTTCTTCTCATAACACAGGCGTTGGTAAATCTTTAGCAATGTGCCATGTTGCTGCTTCTACCATGAGTCAAGGGAAAAATGTTCTATATATTACAATGGAAATGTCAGAAGAGAAAATTGCCGAAAGGATTGATTCTAATTTACTTAACATTTCTATTACAGATTTAAAGACCGTAGAGCGACCGGTATTTGAAACGAGGATGAAACGGTTAATGGATAAGACTACTGGTAAGTTGATCATTAAGGAATATCCTACTTCATCTGCTCATGCTGGTCATTTTAGAATGTTACTAGAAGAATTAAAGAGTAAAAAGGCATTTAAGCCTGATTTGATTTGTATCGATTATTTGAACATCTGCGCTTCTCAGAGAATGAAATACGGTAATGGAGTTAATTCTTACAACTTAATTAAATCTATTGCCGAAGAATTACGCGGATTAGCCGTAGAATATAATGTCCCAATTATTACAGCCACACAAAGTGTCCGTTCTGCTCAAGGTTCTTCTGATATGGATTTAACAGACGTTAGCGAATCTATTGGTATTGCTCATACATTAGATTTATTCATTGGGCTAATATCTACCGAAGAACTAGAGGAAATGGGGCAAATTATGGTAAAACAATTAAAGAACCGTTATAATGATATTTCTTATTACAAGCGATTTACCATTGGCATTGATAGAAGTAAAATGAGGCTATTTGATGTTGAGAGTTCTGCTCAAAATAATATATCCGGAGCAGGCAAAACGGATAATTCAAATTCATTTGATAGCGGATTCAAAACTAAAAGCAAAACAATTGAAGTCGGTGGGTTTAAATTTTAACTTTACTTTTCAGTCGAAATTCATTATAATTAATAGTTGATTATTAATAGGAGTTTATTATGGTTCAAGTTATTGTAGCAAAATCAAAGTTAGATTGTGAACATTTATTAGGAAGATTCCTTGATGAATCTCATTATGATATTCTAGTCGAAGAAGATACAGATTGTTACATGCCTGCGTTATGTGATTTATCTACTCAAGTTGATTGTCAGTCTGAATGCGATTCATGCGATAAAGGACAAGATGAATTACGGATTGCTTTTAAATTCAGAAAGAATTTCTTCAGTAAAGAGGAACATGACTGGGCATATGATGGGTTAAAAGACGCCGCTACTTTATCTAATAACAGGGGATTAGCCGGCGGGACGTTTGTTGAGACTGGGAATCCAGATGGAACGTTTAGTGATAATTCTGGTCGTATTCGTGTTAGACCAAAGGAACATGCGATATTAGATTATTTTATTAATCCAATTGATGATTTATATAATGGCGCTGGTGAATTTGATAAAATTAAAAATGCGCATTATTTAGATAATGAAATTCGTTGTCAAGTTTGGTTGCCCTCTAAATTACCAGAAGGATTCAATTTTGATGAATGGGCGGAGTCTGCTTCTAAATTACCAAAAGAACAAGCTAAAGTAGAAGCTGAACGAATTGCCAAAGAGTATATTTCGAATACAAATTATGCTGTTCCTTGTAATTCTGGCGTTGCTGGTTGGTTTGATAGATACCCTAGAATTCCTTACGGTAGACCAACTGCTTATACGAATTATCAATTTGATAAATTCAAGAAATGTTTTCCGTTTATCAAATCATTAAATGAAGGATTCAAAAGTTTATTGCCATGGCGTTGGGGTAATCAGAGAGCCGCTGCGGATAAAATTGATGAGAAGTTTTTGGTTCCAGGAACGGTATTTACTACATTGACGGTCAATAATACATTTAGAACTGCCGCTCATTTTGATGCTGGCGATTTAAATGAAGGATTATCCAATCTATTAGTCTTATCGGTAAATGATAATTATTCTGGGGGTTATTTAGTGTTCCCTGAATACAGAGTTGCCGTTAACGTTAGACCATTAGATTTGTTGTTGGTAAATAACCATGAAGTGATGCACGGTAATACGCCAATTGTTAAAAATGATGAATCTGCGGAGCGCGTATCTATCATTTGTTACTTTAGGGAAAACATGCTAAACTTAGGTTCTTATGATTACGAAGATACTCGATTCAATTTTGTCGAATCAAGAAAAAATGACCCTGATCATCCAGAACAACGTTTCAGATGGAATGGTATTACTCCAGGAATGTGGGCGGATAATGAATCTAAAGACGGAGATTATTCTGGAGCCAAAGAATGGTACGATTACTTAAAGAAACATCCAAATGGCGAACAATGGTTAGATAAACATCATCCATGGTTAAAAAATGCGTTTGAGGGTGTTTCCTTAGAGGAATTTTTCTAAGTGAATTAAGCGGCAACAATTAACGGTTGTTGCCGCATTTTTAATTTTATAGGCTTAATATTATGTGTGGGTTATTAGGGGTACATTTTAATTCTGTTAGCAATACTGAAATTGAATTAACTAAACAACTTGTATTACATTCCCAAATTAGAGGCAAACATGCTACTGGTATTTCTTACCTAAAAAATAACCAATTAGTTACGCTAAAAGAATCAATTCCTGCTGACATGTTTGTTAGGAAATATGATATAGCGGAATTTGTTAATGATAATTCGTTAACTTTAATTGTACATTGCCGGTATTCCACTTCTGATTTAAGATTTAACCAACCAATCTCTAATGATAATTTATCCATTGCTCATAATGGAGTCATAACCCAAGAATTATATGAACACTGGGAAAGCCTGTATGGGTATAAATGCCAAACTGAGAACGATTCTGAAATTATATTACATACAGTAGAAGCTGGTAAATCTGTATTAGAGCAATGGCAGGATAGCTCATTAGCTGTATTAGAATTGTATAAAACAGGTATCATTCGATTCTATAGAAACGGCAAACGTCCACTTCATTATAATTTTATGAATAATGGTATCATTATCAGTTCTACCAGAAATATATTTGAACGAAATGGTTTGAGTTCTACCATGACTAAACCCAATGTGTATTATGAAATTAATACCAAAGACAGTTTACTTGTAACGGAAACTGATACCAAAATTCCGGTTATTGATTTACAGGAACAATATGGATTATAGGCTAAAAGAAAATAGACTAGAAGGGTTCATTAAATTTTATGCTTGGTCTTTAAAATTTGGGGATGTAGATCCGGCGGTTTGGATGACGAATTATCTTAATAAACGGTATGAACATAACATTGAGCAACAAATATGGTTGTGCTGGCTATATGGTACCACTTATCAATTACCGACTGCTTGGATCCTGTTTAACGAATTTCCTGATTTTGAATTAGTCACTTCTGAGAAAATTACTAAATGGAGCCTAGAAAACAAACAACGTCTCCATTACCAAACAGACACAATCCAAAACAAAAACACATTACCCGTAATGTTTGATTCTTATAAAAAGAATATGGGTAATTTATCTCAGCGTTCTTGGTTCGAGAAATATGCTGGGGATAACGAGGAGCAAACATTCGATAATTTAATGAAAGCGATTTGTTCAGACTTTTATAATTTTGGTCGGTTTATTACTTATTATTATCTTCAGCATTTGAATCATACTACTAACATTAAAAATGAACCTTCTTCTTTAATGTTATCCAATAGCGGTTCAGAATCGCATAGAAAAGGCTTACTGTATGCTCTTGGTATGGAAGATAAATTAAACGAGAAACTCACTAAAGCAGAATATGAAAATTTGGAAAAGATTTCATTAGAGATAAAACAGGAAATGAAAATACGATTCCCTGAGTTGATTTCAGAGATTGATTTCTTTACAATGGAAACTGCGTTATGCGCTTACAAGAAATTGTTTAGAGAACGAAACGGTAGGTATCTGGGTTATTATATTGCTAGACAGGCAATGGATATTGAATGTACACGGAAACTACAATGGCCAGGAATTGACTGGTCTGTGTTATATCAATCAAGGGAAGAATGTTTAGACCAAAGAGTCATTGAGAATGTTATAGATAAATCTAGGTATCCGGATTTCCTGAATCATGGGAATTGGAGGAAACTAGAGTATATGTTTGAAGGCGAGGGTATTAATGATGGTTTATCTGAATTTATGTTTTAACTGTAGGATATTATGAGTACAATATATTTTGATGAAGATCCAGTAGAATTTGCTTTACTTGATGGCTTTAGACATTTCTCGTTTAAACATATAGCATTAGGTGACGTGGATCCAATCTATACCATGATTAAGAACTCTCAATTATCCTATGAGGAGAAAAAACGCTTTACTTTTTCCCACCTAATGGTTTATGATTTAAAGAGTAGTATTGCTTTATCTGAC